GACTTTATCGGAACGGTAGAAGATGATACTATCATACATACGATCTTAGATTTAGAACAAGAAATAGGAAACAAGATAGATTGGGTAACTGGAAAACCATTTGAAGAACTAAGAAAGAAAGGTTTACCGAATATACAATGGAGGTTTTGTACTGAGTTAATGAAGATTCAACCAATGTTTAAGTGGTGGAAGAAAAACTTTGACGAACCAATTGAGATGCATATAGGATTTAGGGCGGGTGAAGATAGAAGGGCGAAAAATATGTTAGAGAAATGTAACGAAGATGGACTTAGGGCATACGGGAAAACGTATTGGCAGAAGCCACGCTTCCCAATGATTGAAGATAACGTACACCGCGACAAGGTAGTGAACTACTGGAAGGGTAAAGATGTAAGGTTTGCAGTTCAAAATAATTGCGTAGGGTGTTTTCATCGCAACCCGTTAACACTTCGCAAGATGTTTGATTTACACCCTGAGAAGATGGAATGGTTTATAAAGGAAGAAGAAAGAAAAGGCCGTAGGTTTAAGAGCGAGATTTCATATAAAGAAATTAAAGCACACAAGCCACAAAACGGAATAGATTTCGACGATTGGTCATGCGACTCAGGATACTGCGGTTTATAGTTTTACACATAATTTGGAAACAAAACAACCGCTTCGTATATAGTGCCGTATGTATGGTCTTGTTATAGCGATGGTTTTGATTGCGTTCGTAGACGTAGGGGTAGAGTATTACTTAAGTGATAGCATTAGGATAAACGAGATAATAATAATGATATTGGGTTTTATCTATCTACTCTTGTGAAGCGATCCACAATAGTCAAAAAACTTGACAAAATCTTTAGTATTTGGGTAAGGTCCAAAGACGCTGACCATACGGGTCAAGTAGATTGCTATACGTGTGGGGTAAGTAAAGATTGGAAGTACGAATGCGACGCGGGACATTTTCAGTCACGAGGCAAGTACGCTACCAGGTGGCACGAAGAAGATGGCGAAAGCAAAAATGTCAAACCCCAGTGTAAACGTTGTAATGGATTTCGCGGGGGTGAACAGCATCTCTTCGCTCTGCACTTAGACGAAGACTACGGAGAAGGAACGGCGATTGAGATAATGCTACAAAGCAACCAACCCGCCCGATTTACTAACGACGAGTTGTTAGAAAAGATTAAGTACTTTGAGAAATTAGTAAAAGAAATTTCGTAGCCTTGGGAGTGGTCCGAAAATACATAGGCGAGAACTACGATTCTATAATAGAAATCGCAAAGGTGATAACGAAAGGACACGCGCCTGACTTTGAAGACCTGGCCCACGAAGTAATCTTAATGGTACTGGAAGCGGACGCGGATAAGATGGGAAGGATTATAGAAAAGAAACAGATGCGGTTTTGGATAATTCGCCTCTGTATAAATAACTACCGTAGTACGTCAAGTAAATACCACTACAAATATAGGAAGCCAAAAGAAAGGCATAGGAAAGCATCGGAACACCTGAGACATATACATAACCTTTCGGATGTAGACGAGAAGGTGTTCAACGAAAAGGTCTTGGCGTTTATAGAGAAGAAGTTAGAGAACGTAGAGTGGTTCGAGAAGAATTGTTTTGCAATCTATTACGGGGACGAACATAGCCTGAGTACGATGGCCAAAGAAACGGGGATAAGTCGTAGCACTTTATACAAAGCAATTTTAGAAGTACGAAACTATATTAAAGATGAAGTCCAAAAGGAAGGGTTTAGGCGATGACATCGCAGCTATAACAAAAGCAACGGGAATAGAAAAGGTCGTGAAGACTTTCTTCGGGGATGACTGCGGATGTGACGAAAGACGGGAACGCCTTAACAAGATGTTCCCAAGCCGTCACGTAGAACAAATGGACGAAGAACAACAAACGTTCTTTAGGGAGGTTCTACAAGTAAAGTACCGAAGCCACGCAAACTTAGGACGCGATACAAGTGGCCAGTTCTACAAACTTTATGAAGATGTCTTTGGTGTTAAAAAGAAACGTACCTCGTGTTCATCTTGCAATAAAAATATGTACATTGAACTTCTCAAAGTATACGAATCAAGTTGTGAAAATGATAAAGGAAACAATGAACCCGTGGATAATGGTAGGTAAGTTATTGTATACCGATACGCAATACGAAGGATCGGTAGCAATAGACCAATGTATTCGAGGGGTAAAGAGATTAGGAGTTACTTGGAAACAAGTGCAATCTACAAGTAGGGTAAGAAGGATAGTCGACGCCCGAAGATTGTGTTGTTTACACCTCAGAAGTAAGGGATGGACTTATAACCGAATTGCAAGTACGGTAGGTTACACCAACCACGCGACGGCTTTGTACCAGGTTAGGATAACACAAGAACTAATCGAATTCGACAAAGAGTTAAAAAATATGCAACTAAAATTTATTCAAGCATAATGACCGCCAAGAAAGCCAAACGCCATATAAACGAATCGGAAGACTTTTTAGTCTTTACCCGAAAGCGTGAGATTATTAATATCGACCACAAGAACAACGATTCTTTAAATATTCTATTAGACTTAGCAGTAGCCAACCCAAACTTCTTGGAGTTACTCAAGTCTGTTATCAAATCAATAGATGCATATACAAACCAAAAAAGTACCGATCAGTCAGGTGAGGATAGACCCGAACAACCCCCGCAGTCTGAACAAGGAGAAGTTCAAGAAGCTGAAGTTATCGGTTAAAGAGTTCCCCGAAATGTTAGAGGTGCGACCTTTGGTCGTAGCCGAAGGGGTAGTAGTAGGGGGTAATATGCGCCTACTGGCGATGAAAGATTTAGGCTACCGCGAAGTCTCGGTTATAGATGTCACGGAGTGGACACAAGAAAAGCGCGACGAGTTTATGATTAAAGACAACCTATCCTTCGGAGATTGGGATTATGACTTACTCGCTAACGAATGGAACATAGACGACCTGACCGATTGGGGGATGGACCTTTGGGATACCGATCCCGAAGAGATGCAGACGGAAGAAGATACGTTTCTTAAAGGCATAAAGATAGAATTTGTAGATAATGACTACGATACTGCCAACGAACTTATCGGAGCGTTAAAGAAGTCAGATACTTACATTGGTGCGATAGTCTTAGACGCGTTACGAAAAGAATTTAAGTAGGACAAATGGGACACAATAAAAAGGAATTTCTTGAAGCACTTGAACGATCACTTGGCGTAGTAACTACCGCCGCTAAGTCTTGCAATATAGCAAGGACCACACACTACCGTTGGATAGAAGAAGACGCCGACTATGCCGATGCGGTTAAGGACATACAAGAAAGCGCAATAGACTTCGCAGAAAGTTCACTACACCAACAAATAAAAGACAAGGTTCCCAGTAGTACGATATTCTATTTAAAGACCAAGGGAAAGAATCGGGGGTATGTAGAAAAGCAACAAATAGAGATTAACGAACCGAAGCCGTTTACCTGGTTCGATGACGAAAACTAAAAAACGTAAGAACGCCAAGAAGCGAAAGCAACTCCGTAAGTTATTCAACGAAAGCGGGGTTAAGTTCTACGAACCAAGTACGGGAATTTTTAAAGTCAACGGGGTAACGTATTACCCAAAGGCAAAGAAGTATCAAAAGGATGGTAAGTGGATTGGTGTCACTTGTGTCGAAGACTTTATCGAATTAGTCAAATGATGCAACCCACGACATACTACCAAGCGAAGAAGTCGAAGGCAAAGATTCAAGTCCACCAAGGGGGTAGTCGTAGCGGAAAAACGTTCTCACTCTGTCAGGTTATAATAGAACTTTGTTTTAAGAATAGGGGTGCGGGTATTGTTATTACCATAGTACGTAAAACATTCCCAGCATTGCGCTCAAGTATTATGCGTGACTTCTTCCACATACTCACCCAAGGAGGTAACTACTACGAAGAACACCACAACAAAAGTAACGCAACCTATTCGCTATGGGGTAACCTAATAGAGTTCATATCAGTAGACCAACCGCAGAAACTTAGAGGTCGGAAGCGCGACATCTTATACGTAAATGAGTGCAACGAAATAAGCCTTGAAGATTGGAGGCAACTACTTCTAAGAACTACGGGAGTGAAAAACGGAACGGGCATAATAATTGATTACAACCCTTCAGACGAACACCACTGGATTTACGAACACGTTTTAGAGCGTGACGATGTGGACTTCTTCCAAACCACCTACCTTGACAATCCCTTCTTAGAACAATCCGTTAT